GCTTAAACATCTAACTGGTAACCAATTTGCTCCTGATAATGCAAATAGTGCCATGTTAATCATTGTTGCACTTCCTGTAATATCATTATCAAATTTAGAATATTCTCGGTCGTTTCTATTTACTGATTGTACATATGTCATTTTTCCTTTTTATTTTTGAATTTACTTGTCGGAGGTGGTTCCTCTCGACAAAAATAAAAACAAAATTTAAGTCATAGACCCAAGCCTATTCCAAGTACTTCCATTTTGTCCTAATCCACAATAGATATCTAAATTCTCAATATCATATGCTAATTGACTACCTACACTAACTGTCACTACATTTTGAGGACTTCCATATATAAATAAAACTTTGTCTGTCATATCTGTAACTGCTGTATTTCTTTGTCCAAATCCACGTCTTAGACCTCCAGGTATTGTTCCAGCCATTGCACTTCCTGTTGTTGTTGAATCTGCCATTTTGTTTTTACCTCCTTTGTATAAATTAAATTATTAAACTATCCCCATAATTAAACCATTTTTTACTTCAATAAATTGAGTTCCTGAATTTGAATAACTTCCTGTTAATGTAACACTTCCATTAATAAAAACTTCTCCTCCAGAAAAATTAAAAAAATTACTTCCCACTATAAAAGAAGTATCAACACCATCATTATTATATCCAGCATATACCTTTCCATATGCTCCAACTGCTCCTGCGCCTGCTTCAGCTCCACCTTCTCCGCCATAAATATAAACATTACCGGCATTTCCGCCATCGTTATCACCATCTTCAGCTTGAGAACCATCACCCGCTGCTAACATAATATTTCCTCCACTATATCCTGCTCCACTTGAAGCTTCTCCACCTTCTTGTCCATGTATAGTAAACACAAGTTCTGAATTTTTATCTTCTTCTCCCTCATCTGGTCCTAATTCAACATTTTTCATATTTTCACTAATTAAATAATAATCAGTATAATTATCTCCATCATCTACTCCTGTTCTAATATTAAATAAACTAACATCTTCTTCTCCATCAACTAAACCTCCAATTAATAATGATCCAAATTCATGATCAGAAGTATCATCTGTTAAAACACTTGTTACTTCATTAAGTGTAAAATTATCATTTTTAAAACTAATAGTACCAACCATTGCTGGTCCAACTGAAGCTCCTTCATTGTTTAATACTAATGTTGTTGCTTCTGAAGTAGATGATCCGGTTATTTGTAATTCTCCTATTTCTTCACTTGTAGAATTAATGTTTAAAATAATATCTCCAGTTATTGTATCTCCATAAATATTTCCTTCACATGTAGTATCCCCTCCAATATAAATATCAGACCCAATATTAATATTATGAAAGCTACCTATTGATGTTAATATATTTGCTCCACTAATATTACCTGCTGTTTGTAATCCAGCATCTGCTACTACACTTCCAGTTATCCAAAGATTCGCTGGCATATCTCCAACTTGGTTGATTTCTTCAAATCCCATTCCGTCTATTGTAGCGTTTGTACTTGCCATTTTTTGTTTTTGTTTTTCTCCATTTAATTCATTAAGAGATTAATTCTCTTTTCCCCTTCTTTTGTAAATATAAAAAATAAAATAAAAATTATTTATACAACCTATTTACTCAGTTGTTATTTTTGCAATTGCTCCAGCTCTTAAATAACGAATCTTAATTCTTTGAGTTATTGATGCTGCGGACATATCGTACACAGGCATTTCGAAATTCTCAATAGTTACTGGTCGTTTTTCTGCTATTACATATGCATGCATTCTGTCTGTAACATATGCATACTTTGAATAAGTTGAACTAGGTGCTGCGTTAGTTGAAAACTTAATTACATTCAATCCGTAGATTGTACCTAAAAAGCCTCTTTCTAACATATCTCTATTTCCAACTTTATCTGCTTCAACAAAAGTATCAATATTTCGAAGATCATTAATTACTTCAGCTCCAACAAAAAGTGTTGTAGGTGAATAATCTGAATCATCCAAATATTGCATTGCTCTTGTAATATTAGCAATAGTAATTGCTGCTCCACCAGTAACGGTGTTAGATGCGCTATCTAATGCATCACTTATGATGAGTTGAGTTTCTTTTTCTGCAAATCTTTTACCTGCAACCATAATGTTGTGTTGTAATAGATTCCATTTTCCATCCTCAAGCATCTCTCGTGTAATTCTAAGTGCTACTCCCCATTTAATCGGTTTAAGATTGAATGAAGTGTATGCGCTCTGGTCAATAGGTATTTCTGCTCCTTCTGCTACTATCCTAATATCTAATTTATTAGGAGTACTAAGGTCTACATCATAACTACTGCCAGGAATTTCTCCTGGACCAAAATACATTGCACACTCAGTACGTGGAATTAAATTATTATCTACTGCTTCTATCAAAGTATCATGAATTTTTCTTGGAATCAAAAGTTGACCTTCTGTTCCCATTCCAGTATTAAGCAATTCTTGTACTGCTTTATATTCTGCCATTTTATGCATTTACTGAAACAACGGCAAACTCGTTTGCTGCTCCTCCAGCCGGTGTTAATGCTCTTCCACCATAACAATCGAATGATAAAGTAGATGAACCAATTACTCCTCCAAGACCATATGCTGCCACTGGGCAACCTGCCACAACTGAACCAAGTACTGTTGCACTACCAGCTGGCATTATAAAAATACCTCTCATAGCGCATGGACCTTGTGCTCCTGATGCAATGTCTTGTAAAGCAACTCCCATAACACCTGAACTTGTAACTGCTGCTGTATTAGCATATCCTAAAATATCTGCTGCTGCATAACTATCTGCTCCTGAGCCTACAGTTGCTGCTCCAGCTACTCCAGAACCTGTTACCCACATTCCTCCTGAAATGTTTGTAACTGCTGTTACTGTAATTATTCTTGGTGTTCCACCGTCAGCTAAATTAACTAAGCCATACGGATTAAACGTGTTTACTGCCATTTATTTTTTTATCCTCCTTTATAAGTTCTATGTGATTTGAGTTAAACTCTTGAATATGAATTGATTAAAATTAATTATCTAATCAATCTTTTAAGTTTAGTAGATTCAACATCTTCTTTTGAATAATCTCGGTAAAGTGAATAACTTCCTTTTCCAAGAGCTTCAAAGATTCTATTATTTATAGAATCTAATGCTGTTTCTTTCTCAGTTGAAACTTCTCCTATTGTTTTATCTTCCATTTTTTCTATTTTTTCTTCAGTTACTTGTTCTTTAATTTGTTTTTTTTCTAGTAAAAGTTCTTTAATTTCTGCAATAGAAGATTTCATTTCTGAAATTTCTACACTTTCTTTTGTCTTTTCTTCTGAAGCTGGTTCTTTTACCGGTTCTTCAGATAGTTTTTCTACTTCTTTTGGAACGTTCTCTTTAGATTCTTCTGGAGCTGTTTGAACTTTAACTTCTTCTGTCTTTTGTTCTTCTTCAGCCATTTCTAAATTTTCTCCATTTAATTTGTCTTCAATTATATTAGTAGACATTGCCATTTCTTTCAAATGTATACCTTTTTGTATTGCTTGTGCAAGATTTGCGTGACTATCTCCTGGAACAGCTACTAAGCTGATTTCTAATCCTCTAATTCCTGTGGCTTTCATTGAGCCATCTTCTTCTTCTGTTAAATCTGCAACTTTAGCTCCTATACTAACACTTCCTATTCTTCCATCTTTAATCATTTCTTTGATTTTTTCATCCATAATTTTACCTTCAAAATCAATTCTTTTAAAATTAGAATTCCAATTAACTCTTTCTGTTGTTCGACCAACAATATTCATAATTTCATTTTTATGATCTAATAGAATAGGAACATTTCTAAATGATGGTGCTGCTTTTTCTAATTCTTCTGCAACATATTTTACATTATTCAAAGTAGTAGTTTCATTTATGGCAACTCCTCTAATTAAAAATTCATCATTATCATTAATTGTTTTTTCTTCAATAGGAACAAAGAATTCTAATAATCTCCAGTCTTTTGTTACCTTTTTATTTGGAGTTTTACTTACCTCAATTTTTTTAGTCATTGTTATATATAATTGTATATAATTTTTTTATTTTTAAATATTATTTTTTAAATTATATAATTTCAATTTCCGTCTTTTCAATTTTTTTTAAGCTTTTTTTATCAACTATTATTTTTTCTGTTTTTAATTCAATAAATTCTCCAGTTTCTAAAAGCTCTTTTGCATCTTCTTCTGGAACGTCAATAATCATTCCTTTTGGTCGATGTTCTGATATGTTTTTTATTTGCATTTTTTACTCCTTTGATTTAACTAACTAAGTCCAATCATAAGTCCATTTTTCATTTCAATAAAACTTCCTGAACTTATAGAAAAGCTTCCTGTCCAACCAACTGTTCCGTCAACAGATTTATAATTTGTTAATGGTTGAAAATAATCTGCTAAAACTGTCCCATCAGATTTAAGATT